CATGTCAGCGGTCGATGTGGCTGCTGGCGGTAAAGACGCACTGGTTGGTGGCGACAACAGCAACGCAAAAGAACGATCAGCCGTCCGAGAGATGGCCACACGCATTCCTGTCGTTGGCGGCATTAGAGCCGCACGCGAAGGAATTGTCGACACTCTGGCAGGTGAGCCAGACAGCGGTCGACGTAACAAAAACCCATGGCAAACAACTTGGAGCAGTGGTTGGAAATGACGATAGTTATGGAGCGCATCTTGGCGTGGAAACTTATGCCAAGAATTATGATGGCCGTTATGACTTGGATGTATATTGAGGTGCTTTGGTGGTTCATGTCTTTACCACCAGAAGCCATGACTTCCCAAGCTACAGCCTTAACAGCAACAGTCACAGGAGCAATGACAGGCGCATTTGCCGTCTGGCTTGGACATGAAAAATGATTGGTCAAATACTAGGATCGCTTGGTGGTCTGGCGAAAAGCTACATTGATAGCAAGACCGCAATCAAACTTACGGAAGCTGAGATCAAGAAGAAGCAGCTTACTGGTGAGATAGACTGGGAACAGTCAGCCATAGAAGCAAGTAAAGAAAGCTGGAAAGACGAGCTTTGGACCATTGTCTTCGTGGCTATATTGATCGCCAATTTTATCCCCTCAATGCAAGAAACCATGGCTCAAGGCTTCGCTAATCTGGAGACGACACCGCTGTGGGTTCAATGGGGAATGTATGCTTCCATAGCTGCGAGCTTCGGCATCCGTACCATGAGAGGACTGAAGAAATGAGACACATTGATGAGATCGTAATTCACTGCACAGCCACAAACCCAAGCTGGTATGCAGACAAGAGTGCGCAAGATGTTGCGCAAGAAATCCGTAGATGGCACACGCAAGAACGTAAATGGAGCGACATTGGCTACCATTTTATCGTACATCGTAATGGGGAGGTCGCAACTGGTCGCCCAGTCTCGCGTTCAGGTGCGCACGTCGCAGGACATAACAAAAATACGATTGGCGTTAGCTTAGTCGGTGGTCGTGGCGGTTGCTCAGACGACAGCTTCCTCGACAACTTCACGGAAGAGCAGGAGAAAGCACTGCGTGAACTGATCGAAGACCTAAAGAAAGACCACAAGACCATCACGAAGGTGACAGGCCACAACGAATACGCGTCGAAGGCTTGCCCCTGTTTTGATGTCGATGAGTGGTACTAGCGTTTCTTTAATATTTCATCGAGGCGGGACTGACGTTCTGCCTCGTTACTTACGAACTCACCACCGAGGGCGCTGTATCCACATTTGTCGATCCAACTATCCTCATGGCCCAGAGAGTTCAGAAGTCTTGATGTCTTCATCCAGTCAAGCATTAAAGCAACGTGTTGTGCTGTGAGGTATCCGTGAGACGTAAGCGCAGATTTAAGGATAATGTTCCACCCTTCCGCAATGCGCTCGAAGTTTTCATGTGCATCGCCATAGTCTTGAGCGCGTTGGCCATTGATATACTCGTTCGCCTTCTCTAGGACTTCATCCCTCTTCATCGTCACGCACCTCGTAGTCGACAAGCCATTTGAAACGCATCTTCAGCGCATCAATGTCCGCCTCGACAAGACGCACATCATGCTTCCTGTTTGAAATATCAGCACGCACCCGCTTACGTTTGTCTCGCGCCTTTGCAATCTCGTCCGAATTGCGAGGTCTTGCGTCTTGCAGTTCCTCAATCCGCTCGGAGATGCTGGTCACTTCGTCTTCCATATCGTTGACGTGCTTCAGAATACTAGATCGTTGCTGTGATAGCTTTGTAAATTCTTCCAAAATATCCGTAAACTTCATGCGGTTATTCCTTCGGCAATGGCTCGTATGTTTCATAGTCTGCACAAGGGCCATTGGCTTCTTTGTCATGCTTGTCGCAATGCCACGCTCCACTAGGATGGGCTGAAGAAAAGCGGCATGTTCCGCATCGTACTGGAATGTCCATGCCTTCCCAACATACGCCACGCTTGAAGCATCCGCGACATCTCCAATCAGTCCCGTCGTCGCTGATCTTTCTGGCTTTTCCAAGGACAACACGTTCGATGCGTTCCTTGATGTGTGCAAATTCAAATTCGTCATAGTCTACTAGCTCCGCATGGTATTCGCAGTTGTTCTTATTGATGGCTATGAACAAGGTCTGCGTCATATCGGACATGCCCATCATCATTTGGACCTGTCCGAAATACTGTGGGTGAGATGACTTCACCCCATTTTTCTTAAACTTATTGAAGCTCGCATCGTTCATGGACTTAATTTCCAAGACGCGCACGACGCCATCGTCAAGCTCGACGTGGCCATCCATATGGCAGACGATGTGTCCACCCCATGCTTCATATGTATGCTGTCTGTTTGTTAAGCCGTCGACTTCCCAGACGCGGATGTCTGCTTTCTTCTTGAGGTCTTTTACGACTTCGTCTTCGAGGATGTGGCCCAACTGGAATATCCGCTTGAGGCGAGGGTCTGGCTCCACATTAGGAAATCCGCGTAAGTTAAACGCGATTGCGGCGTCGCATGCGTTTCCGATGATGGACGCACCGATATACTCTCTCGCTCTCTCTTCTCGTTTGGCATTGTCGTACCCTTCGTCACTGGCGAAAACGACTTCTTCTGCTGTCTTTACCTGCACTGCTCTGCCCTATTCTTGTTAGGTTGAGGGGGGCAAAGCCCCCCTCAATATGTCATTAGAACGGGATTTCGTCGTCCATCTTAGTGGGTTTAGATGACTTGTCTGAGCCTCCTTCATTATCTGAAGCGAGCGGTTTGAAGCTCTTAATCTCCGTCTGCTGACGTTGGTTTCCATCTCTGTCTTGCCATGGTTTGCCCAAGCCAATGTAGACCTGACACTTCAGACCTACCAAAGAGGAAACATCATCTGGTTTGTCGGGGTTTGGGTGGCCCCCCGCAACCAGAAATGACTTCAACTGACGCAAGCCGATCTCGACAGCTTGCGCATTTGTATGGTGGACATTGAAGTTCATTCGAATGTCACCCGCACCATCGACGTCTTCGAAGTCTGCGACCACGCGTTTGTTTGCGCTGTCGCCGATGCTTTCGACCTTCGCCGATGTGCATTTTACTGTGTAATTTCCTGTATCCAGACGACGGGAGCCTTCGCTTCCCTCAACCTTTGAAAGGTCTAAGTCTCCAAAACCACTCCAACTCATTTTTCATCTCCTATCTTTTTGTCAGATTGAGCCGATTGATATTTCTCCCACTCGTCGTCTGGCATAGACATGCGAGACAGGAGTTCAGTTACGTCATCCACCTTTTCATATGGCTTCAGACGTTGGCGGGGATCACGAACCTTGCCGTGCCATCCGCTTGCCTCATCAGTCACGACGTAACGTGAAACCTTGGGCATACCTTGGTCGTTCTTTTCCGTCGTGCGCACACCGCACAAGACGTGGTCGAACAACGCAGGGATTTGCTTCGCCACCTTCTGGCCTTTTACGAATGGCCAATACTGGGTGACATCGTTTGCGTCTTGCTCTTCAGCAGCAAGGCAGGTGACATAGACGTGCATGTCCAGATCGCGTATCCATTTCAGGGTGCCGATCATCATCCGTGAGTAGTCTGCCCATAGCTGAAAGCCGTTGTTGTTATGCTTATGCTCGACCTCTAGGTGTTCAATCAGGCGTTCAGCCAGTTCGGTCAAGCTGTCGATGGCGATCCATTTGTAACCTGCCTTCTGAAAATCTTCAGTGGCAATCATCTTACAGATACCTCGGTAAGAATACACGCCGCCCTCTGGATCGTGGCTGCCATCCCATGAGGAGAATGGAACGTAGTCGATGTCGACGTCTTCGACAGACTTCAGTCCGCTTTCGCCTGAGATAATCAAGCCCTTTCCAAAGCGCTTTTGATAGTACCGACATTGGTACGTTTTACCGTACCCATGGTGAGCGTAGAGCAGCACCTTTGTGGGGCCATCCTTTGTAATGGATGACGTCTTGGGGAAATTAAACATGTGGGATCACCTTAATTTTCGGTTTGTCTAGCTTTCGAGTGAGAGCAAATTTCAGCTTCTCCTGCTCGCTTGTTGGAAGTTTAAGGAACTTCCGCTTGTCTACGGTCAACGACCGCTTGACGTGATCGGGCAATTCACCTTGCGAGAATGCTTTCTCCAAGGCTTCCTTATCCCATGTCCACCGTTCAGAACGGTTGACGATAACCTCATAGCTGTTTGTTGATATGGCCTTCTCACCCGCTTCTTCTGGGAAGACGTGCGCGATTTCTGTTTCCAACTGTGCTATGAGAATAGTCAGAGCCTCTAGCTGATTTGACACCTCAAGGTGTTGCTTCGCTAAATCCTCTAATGTTTTACTTCGCTCGGAAGGTTTGGGCGTCTTCTTGCCTATACTATCAAAGACATCCCACTCATCGCTTTCAATCATTGTATCCTCCTGTGACTTACCAGCTTACAATATCGTTTGGTGTCTTGTCACACCTCAAGGTGTAGTATATATAATACAAGGTGTCAACTAAATGGAGTAGAAAAATTGACTTCGCGATTGAACATATCGGCACTGATCTCTGATCTTGGTGGAGCAGCCAAGGTTGCTGAGATTGCTGGCGTAGTACGCACAGCCCCGTATGGATGGGTTAAACGTAACTACGTTTCGAGTTCCGTCTTGGAGAAAATAAAATCTGCCAACCCTGACATTAACTTAGACTTTTACTTTCACGAGGTGGACGATGACCAAGACAAAAATGGAGGCCGCTCTTGAGTATTTGGATCGCGGCTGGGCCGTTATCCCAATCAAGGGTGACAAAAGACCTGCAATAAAGTGGGCTGATTTTCAAACAAGGCATCCAACTGAGGAAGAGGTCGTAGACTGGTGGACTAAGTGGCCAGACTATGACATCGCGGTGATTACAGGTGAGATAAGCGGCATCGTTGTTGTCGATTGTGACAACGAGGAAGCCGTGGACGCTGCCCAAGAAGCGGGTATGCAAAGTCCAATAAGGGTGAAGACCAAGCGCGGTCTTCACCTTTACTTTGAACACCCAAAAGATGGCATCCGTCGTGGCCCACGGGCAGGTGTGAACAGCAGAGGAGCGGACTGGC